CAAGGTGATGACCTCTTGTTAAGGGACTATCCCCACAGCAAAGGTGGACGAGGGAAAGTGTCTGCTGTTGGTATTGACTCTGGCGGTCACTTCACCTCGGAAGTGTATGCGTACGCTAGAGGTCGAAAAGGGAAGGGGATATTTGCGTTGAAAGGTTCGTCGATCAGAAATAAACCGCCAATCGGTAAACCTTCCAAAGTTGATATTAACTACAAGGGTCAAGTACTGAAGAATTCGGCTGAGGTGTATCCCTGTGGTACGGACACGATCAAGTCAACCCTGTTTGGCCGGATGAAGCACAACGAGCCTGGCGCTGGCTTTATCCATTTTCATGCCGAAGCGGGGCAAGAGTACTTCAAGCAGTTGACGGCGGAACGGCAGGTGGTGCGTTACGTCAAGGGTTTTGCTGTGCGGGAGTGGAAGAAGAAGGCGGGTGATCGCAACGAGGCGTTGGACTGTTTTGTGTACAGCTATGCGGCGTTGCACTTCCTGTACATGCGTTTCAACAGGAACACGATCTTTGAGCAGTTTGCGCGTGCCGTTTCAAGTCAGAAAGGTGTGCAAGTTTCTGACACCCGAACCGAGTCACAGCCTGAACAGTCGCCATACCGCCCGCCCCAACGTAGACTGCAGAAGCGGACACCTTCATTCGTTACAAGCTGGTGACCATCCTTGTTCCTGATTTGATTTATGCGGGCGACACGGTTGTGTTCGATGTCCCTGCATTTAAAGATGCAATTGGCACCAGCATCAGTAGCGGCACGTACACCCTGACTTGGTACGCACGCACCAACACTGCATCTGAAGGTGCAACGATTGTTGGCACGGCTGAAGGTGACGGCTGGCGTATTACGGTCCCCGCCGCGACAACAGCAAACTTCGACGCCGGTCTTTGGACTTGGCAGGCAATTGCCACCTACAGCACTGTTCAGTACACCGCTGGTCGCGGTCAGTTCACTGTCAAGAACAGCGCCTACTACACCGGCAGCCCCGGCGCTTTTGATGATCGCAGCCGCGCCGAGATCGACCTTGATTACGTCGAAGCTGCTATCCGCACGCTTGCACAAGGCGGCATGGTGCAGGAATACACCATCGGTGGTCGCAGCCTGCGTCGTTACAAGATGCAGGAACTATTGCAATTGCGCGATACGCTGAAGAACGAGATTGCAATGGAGCGGAAGCGTGAGAAAATCCGCCAAGGTCTTGGCAATCCCGGTCTCGCCAAAGTGAGGTTCACCTGATGGCTATCTTCGGGATTGGTCGTACCAACGCGCTGCGTAAGCAACTGCAGGAAGCGCAGGACAAGAACCTGTATCTCAAGCGTGCATATGCTGCTGCGCAGAACAACCGTCTGACTTCAGATTGGATCAGTCAGGCAACATCTGCTGACAGTGAAGTTCGCGGCAGCATTCGGATGCTCCGTAACCGCGCACGGCAGTTGGTGCGTGATTCTGATTTTGCAAAAGCTGCTCTGCGTGCTGTCAGAAATAACGTTGTCGGCACTGGCATCAGGATGCAGGCACAAGTCCGCATGCAACGCGGTGGTCGCCTCGCTGATGACATCAATCGTCGTATTGAAGAAGAGTGGGATCGCTGGACGAGTGCCAAGCGTTGTCACTGCGGCGGCAAACTGAGCTGGTACGACATTCAACGTCTCAGCATCACGTCGATGCTGGAATCAGGCGAAGTGTTTATTCGCCTCGTCAAGCAACCCTTTGGCAACAGCAAAGTGCCGCTCGGCTTGGAAATCATCGAATCTGACCTACTTGACGATGATTACAACGCTATTGCGAACAATGGCAACGAAATTCGGATGGGGGTGGAGATTGACAAATGGGGGCGGCCTGTTGCCTATCACTTCTTTGACTACCACCCTGGCGATTATCAATTCAGCTACGCGCAGAAAGCAGTTAAGAAGCGCGTTCGTGTACCGGCTGATGACATCATTCACCTTTATTTGATTGAACGTCCTGGGCAGACACGCGGAATCAGTGCATTCGCTTCTGCGATCATGCGCCTGCGTAACCTCAGCGGGTACGAGGAAGCTGAAATCGTTGCAGCACGTGCAAGCAGCAGCATGATGGCGTTCGTCAAGACGCCGGATCAGGAGCTGTTTGAAGATGGCACGTTTGATCAGGAGTCTGTCCTCGACTTCAGCCCCGGCAGCATCAGGCGCTTGGCACCTGGAGAGGAGATGCAATTCTTCACTCCCAATCGCCCTGACGATGCATTCACTCCTTTTGTGCAGCAGATGCTGCGAGCTGTGGCTGCTGGGGTTGGTTGTTCTTACACGCAAGTCAGCAGTGACTTTTCGCAGAGCAACTACAGCTCTTCACGTCTTGAATTGCTTGAAACCCGCACGCATTACAAAACCCTCCAGCAATATTTGATCGAATCGCTGTGCGAAGAGGTCTATGAAAAATGGCTGGAAATGGCAGTCTTGGCTGGCGCCATTGATTTACCTTCGTTTGATAGCAATCCCGAACGCTACGAGGAGGCGAAATGGATTGCACCGGCTGCGCAATTTGTTGACCCGCAAAAAGAAGCAGCAGCGTACAAAGAGCTGATTCGCTCAGGAATTATGACGCTGTCGCAGGTTGTAGCACTGCACGGTGGTGATTTTGAGGATCAGATGCGTCAACGGCAGCATGAACTCGCTGTTGCTGATGAGCTTGGCATCGTGCTCGACACTGATCCTTCACAGGTGTCAAATAACGGTGTCAGCCAGCCTGTTCCTGTACCACCTACTGAGCATCCGGTAGAACATGAAGAGGAACCTGAATTAGAGGACATCGACTGATGGCCAAGGTTGGCGAGAAAACAATTGATCTCACCCCAACCGAGGGGATGAAATCTGAGGCACGTCGTTACCGTGCATGGAAAAAAGAAGGTCGTCCCGGTGGCACTGACGTTGCTGCTAGACGTGCCAGTCAAATTCTGTCTGGTGATGAATTGAGTCCTGAGACCGTCATCACAATGGCTGCATGGTTCGCCCGCCATGAAGTAGATAAAAAAGGCAAAGGATTTCGCCCTGATAGTGATGACTATCCCTCACCGGGTCGCGTAGCATGGGCGGCATGGGGTGGTGACTCTGGTCAGTCTTGGAGCAACATGAAATCAAAAGCCATCAAAAAAGCACGCGAACGCGCCATGGATGAGATCATCGACGGTCGCCCGTATCCCAATGAGCATGCTGCTCGCCTGACTGATCCCGATCAGTACGACAGCATCCGCCGTGTCAATGATGAATTTGGCGCTGGCATCGATGCAATTTATGGCATTAAAGATGGCACTTCTGAATTGCAAGCCATTCGCTTTGATGCTGATCTTTTCACCCCTGCTGAAGCGCGTGAATGGCTCAGCGATCACGATTTCGATCCCATGATGTTTGAAGAAGCCACAGGCGAGCGTGCTGAAGAGCGTGCCGAACCTGATGCCTTGAAGGTTGGTGATTTCGTTGAGTGGGACAGCAGCGGCGGTACTGCACGCGGCAAAATCGAACACGTAATGCGCGAAGGTGTTCTTGGCGTGCCAGACTCCTCGTTCAGCATTAATGCTTCCGAAGAGGATCCTGCGGCATTGATTCGTGTTTATCGCCGTCAAGATGGCAACTACGAAGAAACTGAAACCCTCGTTGGTCATCGTTTCTCCGAGCTGCGCAAGATTGCAGCGTTGCGTTTCTTTGAAGGTGAAACACTCAAGCGTTCGCTGAGCACTGAATTCCGTGCAGACAGCGAAGATCGCACGCTTGAATTTCCATTTGCCAGTGAAGCGCCAGTTGAGCGTTATTACGGCATGGAAGTGTTGAACATGGATGAGAAGTCCATGGATCTCACTCGCCTGAACGATGGTGCGCCGTTGCTGTATCAACACGATGCAGATCGCATTGTTGGCGTTGTGCAAAAGGCGTATATCAAAAACAAGCGTGCATACGCAAAGGTCAAACTTGCCAACAATGAGCTTGGCCGCGAAATGCAGGAGCTGATCCGTGACGGGATTATCCGTAACGTCAGCTTCGGCTACAAAATCAACGCCATGGAAGCCGATGAGTCGACCTCACCAGTCACTTATCGTGCTACCAACTACCAGCCCTTTGAGATTAGTTTGGTGACCGTGCCTGCTGATCAAACAGTGGGCATTGGTCGCGCCTTCTCTCATAATGAAGGCACGGAAACGGCCTCAGCCGTATCTACATCAACCATCGGAGTTACAACCGTGGATCAAAACCTCAATGTTGAGGCTATCCGCGCTGAGGCCGCTCAGGCCAAGGCGAAAGAGGTAGCTGAAATGATGGCTCTTGGCCAGCGCACCAAAAACCTCGAACTGGCTCAAGAGTTCATCTCTAACTCCCGCAGCCTGGATGAGCTTCGCTCTGCTCTGCTGGAGAAGATGGGTGTTCAGGAGAAGCCCATCAATCCTAAGGATGCCGAAATCGGCATGAGCGATAAAGAGAAGCGTGACTTCTCCTTCATTCGCGCCATCAACGCTCTTGCTCACCCCAATAGCAAGGAAGCTCAGCGTGCTGCTGCTTTCGAGATGGAAGTCAGCCGTGCTGCTCAAGAGAAGAGCGGTAAGGAAGCACGTGGCATCCTGATCCCCGCTGATGTGCTGGGTTATGGC